TCAGCAAAAGGGCTTAGCGGGTGACTGTCGAATTGGCGGATACCTTCTGGATAATTACCCATCACAGCACCCCCATAACTTTAAGAAGCGGTTGCAAAACCATGTTTGCCAAAGGCCATGCAAAAATCCAAACAAGGAAGGTGCAGGCGATTACATGCAGGATGATTTCCAGTACACCCATAGGCTTTCTAGGCACTGGGTATTCGGCAGAACAATCACCGACTCGATAAGTAGGTTGTATCTTTGCTGACTTCATGTTGTTTTGCTCCCGTAACCGTTGTTGGTTTGGTCGAGACCGGCGTTGCCTTTGTGGCTTAAGCCGGTCAACAGAGAGGGCGCTAGGCATTTTTACGTGTGTTTGTTCACTGTTCGCCGGTTTCTCTGTGACCGTGGGGCTATTATTGAACAATTGTTCCGTACATGTCAAGAACAATTGTTCCGGGTTTGTAAATAAAAAGGCAAATATTACTATCGTTTAAATATATGGCGCGTAAACAGGTGTTTTATAGGATAAACTTGTTTTGTATTAATCTAACAAGGAATTACTGATGAGAATGTTCGTCTTGATTACTGCCATTATGATTGCAGGCTGCACTCCGTACTCATATGAGCAAGCAACTCAATCCCCACCTCAAGATTTAAGCAAGGAGGGTTTCAGTGAGAAAATAACGGTTAAGGATGGCCCGCTTGAAGATAAGGCGGAGATTAATACCTTATATGGCTTTAGATCGTTTAATACTAGCGGTGAGGTATGGAATGATAACTTTTTGAGGGCATACATAGATAAATCTACAGGTAGGACGACATACCAGGTATATGATGTTATTTACATGAAAGATTGGTCAAATTTTTACCAGGTAAACTATTTATCCAGCGGCGATTTAAAGTCTAAACCGCTTCTTAAGATATCAAGCGATGTTATATCTTGCAGCTACATAAGTGAATATGGCTGCACCCTAAGAGAGGATGTAGCCTGGAGCGTTGATAGGAATCTGCTTGAGCGCATAGCTTCAACTTATACAACCGTTGCCGATAGAGCTACATGGGAATACAAGCTTAAAGCTAGAACGGGATCGGATGAAAATAGAATGTTCTTCGCTGCTGAAGTAGCGGCACTGCTTGAGGCTGTTGACAGCTATAAATCTAGCAATGGTTTAAATTAATTTTACAGATATAGACTTACAGGCTTCACAATTAAAAACCTGCTCACCTTCAGCGTTAAGGTGCAATAACCGCCATTTATGTTTGTGTATTTTGCACCATATACGCGTAACGGGTGTATGCCACGCAGTAGATATAATCATTAATGTGCGTGACTATCGCCGTTTGAAACTTTGCGGGTGGCTTCGCGCTTAGCGGCATCTTCTATAAAAGCCTTTCCGTCAGGATCGGCTTTATTCCAGTTATCAATTAAGGCTTCAATGTGGCGCATTTGCTTAATATCACCCATAAGCTGAGGCATAATCAATTGCCAACCAGTTAAGTTGAAAGCTGCAGCCAGCTTGTCTGCGATCTCAATTGAAGGGCAACGCTCACCGCTGAGTATGTAACGTATCATTCTCGCGGTAACGCCGCTTTTCTTTTCCAAGTCCTTTATTTCCCACTCGCACATATCCATTAACCTTTTCAGGTTATTAACGAGGGTTTCCTGGGTAGATGGTTTGTTTTGCATATCATGTACTTTATACAAAACGTCGGGAAATTTTGTTCCTAATTTGAACGATTGTTCTTGACAGGTTGCGGAACAACTGTTCATAATTCACCCATGAATAAAAACTTATATGAACAGACATTGAAGTTACTTAACGCCAGCGATTTATCGCCGGAGTTCGTGGCTTCCAATATTGGTGTAACCGGGAGATGGGTTCGCAAGGTTCGTGATGGAATCATCAAGGAACCTGGCGTGCAAAAAATCCAGCGCCTACATGACTTCCTTAGCACTAATAAATCAGCCGCATAACAGCTCACCTTCGGGTGGGCTTTTTTTGTGCCTGATACGTTTTTGAAAGCTGATTTATCCATGACTCCAGATTAACCGAGCCATGGCAAGAAAAATATATTTAAGTTCCAGGAGTTCAAACAATGAATCAAGTTAAGTTAGCCATCTGGAGCACAGCACACGAATACAAGGACGGCAAAAACGGTGCATTCCGTGAGCTATCCGCATTAATGGGTATGAGTGAGCAGGTCATGCGTAATAAAGCTTGCCCAACTTCTGAAAACTCCTACTTTTCACCTGATCAGTTACTCAACCTGCAAAACATTGCAGACGACTACCGCATTAACAATGCTATGCGGCTGGCTGAAAAGCGCGCTGGAGCAACTGAGCGGGGCGTAACTGAATCACTGCTACATATCACCAGCGAATTAGGCTCAATGGCTCATATCATTAGTGAGGCCGAAGCTGATAACAAATACACAGAACGAGAGAAATCCGACTGCATTAGCCAGTTAAATCGAATTGAAAAAGCCTGTGAGCATTTAAAGCTGGCTATTCATCAGCAGGAAGCTGGCAAGTTGGTGAGGGCTGTTTGATATGAACCTAATCGACACAATCATAACCTCAAAAACATTCAACCTTATCCCTAATATCATTAAGTGGATCTGGTCTCCGGTCTCCAAGCGTCAGCACTTTCTCAGGCTTCGTGAGGTGTATGAGATTTTTGGAGAAAACGACTTCCAGCCATACAGCGATGTATACGGGAGAAAGGCCGCTGTCCGTCGTTATTTCAAAATCACTGGTGCTGCAACCAGCTCCACCCGGTGCTAAACCCCATGGCTGTCCAGTTCTCATCATCAATTTCAGCGACGAATATGCTATCACCCGCTAGTAAAGGGGATAGCCGAATCATCCCTGTATCGCCGTTAAGTACTGAGCGTATACCTCTGGCAACCAGATTTGACACAACAAAAAAAGCAGCGCATCGGCCGTCTGATGAGGTCATGAATTGCTTACATCGTTCATCGCTAATTTTCTCGATCGCTTTCTTTATTTCCCGCCAATTAGTCAGGGGCGTTTCATCACTAATTTTTATAGTTATGACGTATTTAGCTGTTTCTTCGTTATCTTCTGATAGGTACATCCATTCCACCTCATTAAAGAATTTAAGCTCATGAGTATTGAGCAATTAAATTTAGCGTTTAAGGCTGGCATTCAAAAAGCAGCCACCAAGTTCGTGCTTGTTGCCCTTGCTGACTACGCAAATGAGGCGGGTGAAGCCTACCCAACAATTGAAACGATCACAGCTAAAACATCCCTTAATCGCAAGACAATCATATCAGCGCTCAAAGAGCTTTCATTGCTTGGACTTATCACTGACACCGGCATGGTGAGAGGTAAAACGGGACAAGTGAAAGTCTGGAAGTTACAACTTAAACCCTCCAATGAAAGAGTACCAAAAACGGGACACTTAGATAAAGCAAAAAAACAACCAATGAAAGAGTCCCAAAAACGGAACAGTACCGAAAACGGAACAGTACCGTTTTTTCCTCCTAACGATCCCGAAAACGGGACTGTTAAAGAGTCCCAAAAACGGGACACAGAACCATCAGTTCTTTTAACCACCATAGAACCACCAGTTAAAGAGAAGGCGCCCGCGAAGAAATTCATGCCGCCAACTGAAAGTGAAATCGAAGCCCTAGCCTACGAGCAAAATTTAAACCTTGATGGCTATTTTGATTACTACGAATCAAACGGCTGGATGGTGGGTAAAAACAAAATGAAGAACTGGCAGGCCGCAGCAAGAAATTGGCATAAACGCCAAAAGCAATTTAACCGCGGCAACTCAAAAACCGCTCGCCGTCCTGGTGAGCTCAATTATCAACGTGAAGTACCAGGGGAGCGATTATCGTGATAGCCCAAAACTTGAAAGAATTTGATATTGCCTTGTGCGAGGCGCTGGCAATTTTTGACAAGCACCCACCTGAACCCTCGGTGGTTGAGTTCTGGATGAATATCTTATCGCCTTACAGTATTGAGCAGGTAAAGCGAGCATTCAAGGTTCATGTGGCAAAAAGCCATTTTGCACCAAAGCCAGCAGACATAATCGAAATCATCAACCAGCAAGACGGCAGACCATCAGCAGACGAAGCTTGGCCTATTGCCCTGCAAGGCGCTGATGAAAACACAACGGCCGTATGGACTGAGGAAATTGCACAGGCCTGGTATCACTGCCAGCCCGTATTTGAATCAGGCGATGAAATAGGCGCTCGCATGGCTTTCCGTCAGCACTACCAAAGACAAATTGAGCACTCCCGCATGACTGGACAGCCAATCCGCTGGACAGTTTCACTCGGACACGATCAGGCTCAGAAAAAAACAGCATTGGAAGTGGCTCAGCAAAAAGGGCTTATCTCACAAAGTCGCGTTACTGGATTACTTCCATCGCCAGAGCCAACAGGTGATGGTCAGCACATAGCTGCACTGGTTGGTTATGACGGCACGTTTGAAGCACCTATCACCAACGAATCAAAAGCAGGTTTTAAAAAACTACGCGAAGCGCTCGCGTCATCCACGCCTGAGCCACGCGTGAACAAAGTTGAGCAGCAAAAGCAGGACGAACAAAAACGCCGTGATGAACTGGCAGAGCAAGAAAGATTACTGCTTGAAGCCAGAAACCGCTATCAGGAGCAGCAGTATGATCACAACTAACACCAGAACAAAAGATCCAGTATCACAGATGATTTGGAGCACATTATGAATTTATCAACATTAAACAGCAGCTTATTTGCACAACTTGATCGGCTTGGTAGTGAAAGCTTGAAAGGTGATGCCTTACGCGAAGAGATAGAGCGAAGCAAAAGCATTGTTTCGGTTAGCGGGCAGATTATCGACAACGCAAAAATTGCCATACAAGCGCATGAATTGCAGCTTGAATACGGCATTAAATCACCACTGCCAAAAATGCTGGATCAGATATGAAAGGCCGGCAAATTAAATACGGCCAGGCTGAGTTAGATTTCATCTATGCGAATCGGACAATGGTTCGCAGGGAATTAACCGACGCTGTAAACGCTAAGTTTAATGCAAGCCATGACATTAAAAACATTAACGCACTTTGCAAACGAAAAGGCTGGATGACAGGTAGGACAGGCTGCTTTAAGAAGGGCAATATTCCTAGTCCGTTGGCTGGTTGTAAGGGGCCAAATAAAACCACATTCAAAAAAGGCAATACTCCAGTTAATCATCGTCCGGTAGGTTCCGAGCGGATCTCAAAAGATGGATGGCTGGAAGTCAAGATTGCAGAGCCAAGAAAGTGGTGCGGCAAGCACCGCGTTGAATGGGAAAAGCATCACGGACCAATACCGAAAGGCCATATTGTCATTTTCGTTGATGGAAATCCGCTTAACTGGCAGATAGAAAACCTGCAAATGATAAGCAGGGCAGAGCACGCGATTTTAAATAAACGTGGCCTGAGAAACGTTCCAGACGCAGTTAAGCCAGTGGCTATTACCTACGGACGATTGATTAACCGAGTCCGTGAAAAGACCACAGCGAGAGCCGCCTAATGCTCTCCCGCACCTTCATATTCCTGGATGACCAGAGACGCGACAAAATAAAAGTTGGTCTTTACGAGTGCCTTAAATCTTTACCGGCTGATAAGAAGTATCGCATCACGGTTCAGGATTACGTTGAAGATAAGACGGCAGAGCAGCGCGCTTTCTTCCATACCCTGTGCGGCATATTTGCGGACGAGACCGGTTACACAAAAGGTGAGATTAAAGAGCTGTGCAAGTTTGAGCTGATGGGTACGACATTCGTAAATCTGGCAGGCCGTGAAATCGAGGTCGTCAAGTCAAGCGAAACCCTCAAAAAACAAGAGTACAGCGAGCTAATCGAAACCTGTTACCGATTGGCGGCTGAGGCTGGAATAAGTCTGCCATCAGCGAGGTATGCAGCATGAACGTTCTAGTTGCTTGCGAATACTCTCAAGTCGTAACTCAAGCGTTTATTGCTGCAGGCCATAACGCATATTCAAATGACATTCTTGAAACAGAGGGTGACCCATCAAAACATATCCAGGGTGACTGCATAGAGGCTATCAGGTCGCGCAAATGGGACTTAATAATTATCCATATTCCATGCACCGCAATGGGCGTATGTGGTAACGGAACCTATGGAGAAGGCAAAGCGAAGCATCAGGAAAGGCTTGATGCAATAGATTTTGCATTAAAGGTATGGGGCGTGGCTTGCGAGCATTCTGAGCGTGTATCAATGGAAAACCCGGCAAGCGTTTTATTCCCAATACTGAGAAGCCAGAGAGGTGCTGACATTCAATATGTTCAACCCTACGAGTTTGGGCATCCAGAGCAGAAAAAAACAGGATTTGCATTAAAGGGGTTGCCACGATTAACCGGAACAGATGATGTTTACGAACACATGATGACATTGCCAAAACATGAGCGGGAGCGGGTTTTTTATATGTCACCAAGTAAGGATAGAGGCAAAGAGCGGGCAAGATTCTTTCCGGGGATAGCAAATGCAATGGCTACTCAATGGGGTGATTTATGAGCAAGTTAACGCAAAAATCCAAAGGCACAACCTGCATCAGATGCGGCTCACCTGACGCTTACTCATGCCATTACAACGGTGAAATGCAGCACTGGTACGGAAAGGGTAGAGGTCAGAAATGCAGTGACATGGCAACAGCAGAGTTTTGTTACGTGTGCGATCAACTGTTCAGTGAAGGCGTAAACATCTATCACAACAAGGCTGAGCGTTCAGAAATGTTCCTCCACTTCATCATGCTAACGAATATCAGACGATTTAACGAAGGGGTTTTGAAGGTTGCATGACCAAGCACCAGCAGAGATTGCCAAGGCTATTTTTGCGATGCAAAGCAGGGCAGAGCAGGAAAGGGCGTTAAGTGAATGCCCGAACAACAAACAGGTACGGCATTGTCTGAATATCTTTATAGAGCGCCGGAGACTATGCCGAGTCTTTGGTTGGAGTATGTGGTTATGAAAGATCAACACACGAAAATTAGCGGCTACCGCGACTTAAGTCAGGAAGAAATTGATTTGATGAATGAGATTAAGGCTCATGCAGAAGAAGTGCGACTACTTATCCATAAAATTGATCAACATATTAACTCCCAGCGGGAAACCGTGGACAACCCTCACACAGTTACAACGAACCCATCGCGCTGGCTGGCAGAAGGTAGAACCGATTTGCAGAAAGGTTACATGTGTTTGGTTCGCTCAGTAGCTCAGCCAGCAACATTTTAACTAAATGATTAACGGTCTCTGTGCGGCTTATTACGCTGAAAAAGTACTGGCCGCACAGACCAAAAAAGAACGCCAAAAACTGCTAGACGAAGTGCCAGAGCATTTAAAGAATTGGGTTAAACGAATTGTGGTTAATGAGTTTGAGATGAGGAAGCGTAAATGAAGCAGCCAATAAAAAACAGAAGATATTTTTTACATCAAAAATCAGGTGGTAAATATGAATTGCTGATGATTGCTGTAATGGAGGTCGACCTAACTAGAGCTTGTGTTTATCAAAGTGTTGATAACGGCAGTTTGTGGATTCGGCCTGAAAACGAGTTTTTTGACGGAAGGTTTAAGGAGTTGGTTGATGGGTAAATACCGTCAAGCCGCGAGAGTGGACGAAAACCAAGCCTTCCGATCAGGTCTGCAGAAGGTGGCTTGTTGTAAATACTGCAGTAATGATTTTTTTCATTGCAACAGACCATCAAGGCCACCTAAGTATTGTTCTACAGAATGCCAAAATCAAGCTCACTCCGAAAGAATGTCTGGCAGCGGCAACATAAACTATAAAGGCGTTATGGATGAGTTGAGGGTTTGCCCAACTTGTGGCGAAAAGTTCAAGCCGGTTAATGCTAAATCAAAATACTGCAGCAGAAGTTGCCTTGGCTCAAGGCCGGATAACATTGAAAGGCTTAAAGTGATTGCGCCTATTGCCGCAGCAATTTCAAATTCAACCCAGCAGCCCAGACCTAAACTCGGACGGAAAAACACTTGCAAGACCTGTAGTAAGGTTTTCCGCGATATTCATAAGAGGACTTATTGCGATGATCATATTGGGCATGTAAACGGCAAGCCACCCATGCAGAAGAAGGCAAAGTGCTCTATTTGTGGCAGTGATTTTGAGCGTCAATATGCAGGCAACGCAAGAAGAACTTGCTCTGACTTCTGCAGAAGCAAGCAATTAGCTAAACGGCAGAAAGGCGCTAAATCTCACAGATGGCAAGGCGGAAAAACTACTGATGCCATGATTATTAGAGGCTCCTTCGAATACAAGAGCTGGCGTGTTGCAGTATTTGAGCGCGACGGCTATCAGTGCCAAATATGTGGTCAGGTTGGCGGAAAACTAAATGCAGACCATATCAAGCCGTTTAGTACACACCCAGAGCTTCGTTTAAATATCGACAACGGCAGGACTCTCTGCATCGGCTGCCACAGGCAGACAGAAACATATGGAATTAAAGCTTTGAGGGCTGCCAATGAGTAAGTTTAGAAGGGCTGCAAGAGTTGATGATAATCAAAAATCCATAGTCAGCGACTTAAGGAAAATGGGTTACAGCGTACTGACTGGGCATGACGATATTTTGGTTGGACACAACGGGGTTACATATCTTTTTGAGATAAAAAATCCTGACAAAGCAGTTAAAAAATCAGGCGGCTTCAAAGCCGGTGCAATCAAAGACAGCCAAATCAAGTTAGCGGCGGAGTGGAAAGGTCATTACGCCATTGTTCATAGCTTAGAGCAAATATTAGATGAAATTAAATCAACTGGAGAATAGCAATGGATAAAAAATTAGACGCTGGAGCTTTACATCTTGCCGCGAAAGCCGTTTCAGGCGCTGGTGCAAGCATTCAAAAAGAAAGGGAATACAAGCATGTTGGTATTTACAGGGCAATCGAAGATATTAATTTAATTATCAGAGATTTAGATCGGGTGCTTGAGGATATTACCCATACCGGTGAGTTTGATGGCGAACGTGATGACTCTCCACCGCCCTCCTTGGTCCAGTTTATGGATAGTGCCCAAGACGATATTACGCAGAAGATAACTGCGGCTAGAGAAAGAATTGGGCGCATCAGAAGCTTGATTCTTTGAGTTTTCGATATGGCTGATGATGCAGACAAAACCAGTGACCGCCAAGAGAAGCAACCAGCCAGGAAAAAGCCAACATCACTTGATTGCGTCGACTGCGGTAATCGTATTCCAGCAAGCAGACAGGTAATCACTGGAGGCACTGAATTGTGCGAGCTTTGTGATTCTAACGAAGAACATTTAGGGAGGCATTTTAGATGAAAAATATCTACGCATTACAAATCGGGTTATCACTGGCCGAAATGGATTTGTCTTGGATGAAGCGTATGCCAGTCCATAACAAATACTCAAAACCTCCAACATTTAACCGGTTATCACAAAAAGGCCGTAGACGCAGATTGAGACAGGAGCTTTCACGATGACAGGCAAAGGCTCAACCAGAAGACCACAGCAAGCCGATGACGAAGTGGTGCAATCAGAATGGGATCGCATATTCGGCAAGCCCATCTGCATCTTAACCAGCAACAGCACTAAAACAGATAGGCATTACGAAGAAGCTGGATCGGTTGGTGAGGAAATGCAGCTGCATCAGGAGAAGATGGATATCCATAAAGGGGTGTCAAATGGCTGAGGTATTGATTGATATAAAAGTGATGGACCTATTCACGCCACGGGATTATCAGACCTTAGAGAGTAAGGTTAAGAGGCATGGCGCTCATCAACTTTACTTCCAAGGTGAAGGTATTCGGATTGTGCGAGACACACCAGAATCATCCCACATTAAAGAACTGCACATAAAGCGAGTTACATCAAAAACGCTACCGCCTTACCTGTTACTGCTAAAGGATATTGAATATGCCATCGAAAACTACAAATCGGATCTCAGAGCGAACAATTACGGCGGTAGCAGACAGAGCGCTAGAAGAATGGGCTAGAAACGTATTACATGACGGTGACGATTTAGGATATAACCACATAAGCCCGGAGCAAAAGATGGTGATTGGTTATAGCGGATACCAGGAACCAATAAGCGGTGAAGAAGAGCTTGTAATGGGTTATATGATATCGCTGTCAAAAGACGAGGAAATGATGCACAAGGTTGGGAAACTGCATTACATAGAGCGTAACTGGTGGAAGAGTGGAGTGAGGCGTAAAGGCCATTGGCTTAAACCTGAGCGAGGCAGAAATCCACAGCAGAAGCCAACAAGAATGAAGTTGACCATGCTGCACTATATTGGACAAAGCGCCTGGATGAATAAACTCAGAGATAGTGGCTTTAAGCATAACCGTGTAGGCCATCGTCCAAATCGACTGGTTCTTGGTGATGGTGAAACAGTTATCACTGAAAAGCCAAAAAATGAACTATGGCTGGCGTACATAGAGCAGGTTCACGATATAAGCAGGTCGGAGTATTACCGTAAATTAAGCACTTTACGTCACCGAGTTTACTATTTACTTAACTAACCCCAATAAAACCCCAAAAACAGCACAGAAAAAGGCACTATAGGCAGGAATAAACATGGTTTAATAAGCCATACTTCGGTTAAGTAACCGGAAAAAAGATTACATCACAGTACCAATTGAGAAGACAGGTTAATCCAGTCGTTTCTTTGGCGAGACAGTTGGTACTGTAATGTAAGCAGTATTGCAGGAGAGTTACCAACCGGCGCTTGCTCCCTGCAAAAATATAAAGCGCTAACCTACCAGTAACCCTTAAAAGGCGCTAATGAGACTAGCCCGTGCGTTTGACTGTATATAAGTGGCTTGGTAGGCGTGGGAAGCCTTTTACTCACTCAATTACCCACAAATAGATACAAACCAAACCCCAATACAGAAATGTGTCGGGGTTTTTTATTGCCCAACGTTCGGAGATTCAGGATTAACTAATGACTGGCATAACCCATCACTTGGCTGAGACAGCCGCCACCGTAGGCGCAAAGACAAACTACGGGGCAAGTGCCGGGTTACTGTTCTTGGGCTGGCTTAGTCCGGAAGAGTGGACAGTCGTAGCTATCCTGGCGGGTATCTTCTTTGCTGCAGCAGGCTTCTTAACGCAGTCACTTATGACGTGGTACTTCAAAAGCAAAACATTAAAGCTTGAACAGATGCGTATTGAAGCAGAAATGGCTCGTAACAAAGCAAACAACCATCCATATCCGAATGAAATAGACGACAGGCTCTAATACATAACCCTCAAAGGAGGGCAGCATGATCGAATTACTTTTCGCGGTGGCATTAAGCCAGCAGCAAATTCAAGATCAATGCATTTATCAGGCGGGTGTCGCAAGCCGAGTACAGGAAGTTCGACAAAGCGGCGATGACTGGGAAGCCTTCAAAGCCACAACTCAGAAAATATACAAAGATGATGAGGGTTATCACAACCTCCTGGGAATAGCCTATCTGGTCTACCACAAAATACCAGCAGAGCTTAACCCAGACCAAGTATTCGATCTGATGTTTGATACCTGTAAGGCGGGGCATAAAAAGCCCCGGAAAACAGAGCAAGAATTTAATTTATAAACCAGCCTAAAAAGGTCAGTGACCAAACTCAGTGAGGGGCTATACAGATGGCAAGCAAGTATGATAAGGCGGCCTTGTTAGCTGACTTTCATACAGGTTCATATAGCCAGAGAGAGTTAGCCAAAAAATACAGAATTTCATTAGGAACCGTTAACACTGCAACCAAAGGCGTTGAAAAGAAAACTGAACGCCTTGTTCAGAAAAAAGTTGAAGTAATTCAAGAGAGTGCAGAATTAACGCCCGAAGAACTGAACGCAGTTGAACACTCTGTTCAGTTTAAAATCCAGTTGCTCAGAGACATTGAAGGATTTACCTCACAAGCAATAGGAAAGGCAAAAGAATTATTAACTGTATCTGACTCAGGTTCAGACTTTAAAGCAGTGGTTGAAGGTGTCGACAGGCTTAGCGTCATGACTAAGTTAAATGACCGTCACGCCAAACCAACGCAAGTGCAACAGAACACGCAAAACAACGGCGAGAAAACGATCACGCGAGTTTTCCATGTCGTTGAGTGACCGAATAGAGATAACACGGCCTCAAGAGCTACTGATTAACTCAATGCACCCACATCCAGCCATGTTCGGTGGTTTTGGTTCAGGGAAATCTGAGGGGTTAATAAAGCGACTTGTTACATTGATGGAGCAAGACCCTGGCATTAGTGTCGGGCATTACTTTCCATCATACAAACTGGCAAAGCGTAGAGGTTTAAGTGGTGTTCAGGCTTACCTCAAGCAGTTAGGTTATGAGTACACGTTAAACAAATCAGATTTAACGATAACCATACCGGCATTAAATAACGGTATTTATTACCTCGACACCTATCACGACCCTGATGCGATTGTTTCGTATGAAATTGCTCATGGTGGCGTAGATGAATTAGACACACTCAAAAAAGACGATGCAGAACATGCATGGCGAAAAATTACAGAGCGCGTCCGTGAAAAAACAGTTCATGCATGCGGCAATACATTAGCGGTTGCCAGCACGACAGACCAAGGAACCGGCGGATTCTGTTTTGAGAAATGGGGTTACGGCGAGAATATCGGTGAGGGCTATCACTACATAAAAGCAGGAACGGACAGCAACAAGTTCCTTCCTAAAGGATATGTAGAGCAAATTCGTAAGAACTACGATCCGATAATGGCAGATGCCTTTATCTATGGTGGCTGGGTTAGCTTCACTAAAAACAAGGTTTATCACTTCTTCAACCGGAAAACACATCACTCTGATAGAGAAATCAGAGAGGGTGACAGATTACACATCGGACTTGATTTCAACATAGGCGGCACATGTGCAAATGTTTGGGTGATTGAGGGTAACAAACCAATTGCTGTTGATGAGTTCATTAGTCACGACACACATGATTTTGTAAACAACCTGGAACGTTATAGAGGTCACAACTTAACGGTTTATCCAGATAGTAGCGGCGGCAATAACAGCACCAACGCATCTGCAACGGATATTGAGATTATTGAAAACGCTGGTTATGCCGTTGACGCGCCGGATAAAAACCCTTTTGTCCGTGACCGTGTTAATGCCATGAACGCTTTGTTTTCACATAACCGAATTGCAATAAACACCGATAAATGTCCAGAGCTAACACATGCACTGGAAACCCAAGGCTACAACGATAAAAACGAACCGGAGAAATTCAACGTTCATCCGGCAATTGACGATCACAATGATGCGGCAGGCTATTTCATACACCAACGCTTCCCTTTACAAAGACCATCAGCCGCACCACGAACGGGGTAGATATGCCAATCAACATTGATGAATATCTACGCCACGAAACGTATTTAGCAAGACTGGCATCAGAAAACATTAATGCCATTATGACGCCAGCATTAAGTCGCACATATAGCCGGGTCAGACAGTTAATTGCAGAAGGCAATATCAGAACACCCTTACAGCTTAAGCGATTAGTCGAGCAGATTAACAAAGCCATCATTGCAGAATCGGGATGGCCTGAATTAACGGCTGAAATGAGGTCACTGGCCGAGTATGAAGCTGACTTTCAAGCAGGCTTTATAAGTAATAGCACGGAGCAGTCGCTTTCGGTTCCATCGGTTAAGCAGGTGCGCACATTTGTTGATGCGGCCACCATGAGCATAACCAGTGGTGAACGAGTTAATACAGGCGTTTGGACTGATTTTGTTGACGCTAATTTGCAATCACGGTTGAGACAGGTTTTAGGCATTGTTCGTCGAGGTTACAGCAGGCAGTTGCCCGTAAGTGAAATCATTCGGGATGTCCGTCAATCGGTTAACGGGATTTTATTACGCGAAACCGAAACATTAACCAGAACCGGCTACCAGCACTTTGCTAACCAAGCAAGAGCAGCAATGGCAGAGGCTAACCCAAGTGTTGAAATGGATGTGGTGTTCTCTGCCGTATTCGATAACCGCACGACATTAGGTTGTAGGGCATTAAACGGTAAGCGTTGGCCTAAAGGCTCACCCAATATCGTTGAAGTGCCTAGACATTTTAATTGCCGTTCTTCACACCTATATCTGCCATCAGCAGAAAAGCTGGAAGGCACTAGAGCGGCGATAGGCGGGCAACCTGGCACAGATGCTAAAGAAGCCTTTGAAGTGCGTGAACAACGCATCAGAGATGCACAGCGCAGACGTGCTAACGAAGAAAGCCCGCCCAAGAATTTAACCAAAGCGTCCAGGGTGAAATACCGAGGACGTAAGGACAGCGACATATTCAAAGCAGGGCAAGTCAGAGCGTCCACATCACAAGACAGTTGGATGAGATCGCAACCTGCCTGGTTTCAGGATGACGCACTTGGGCCAACTAGAGCCAAGCTATTGCGTAGCGGTGAATACGATTTTAATGACTTTATTGATATGTCTGGACGAAGACTCACGATTAACGAACTAAAGGCAAGAGACAGTGAAATATTCAAACGGCTTGGGCTTTAGATAATGGCAACAACAGAAGCGGCAACCATCAGTGAGGAAGTACATCCTGATTACACCGTGGGTATTAATGAGCTAACCAAGGTGCGTGATTGCCTGGAAGGTAGCCCAGAGATTAAGCGTAAAGGCTATCGTTACTTACCTCATCCGTCACAGATTGATACCGAATCTAATGAGCAGAAACTTCGCTACAAGGAATATATTGCCGGTGCTGAGTTTGAGCCCTATCCAGAGCAAACGCGCCGGACACTGCTTGGCAAGATGCGTATTGGTAATACAACAGTTGAATTGCCTGATCGCATTAGCTATTTAGAGCAAAACGTCGATGGTGATGGAATGTCACTCAAAGGCGCAGTTGAGTTTGCAGCCAGTAATGTGCTTTCAATGAAATGGCATGTGCTGGTTGCTGATTATCAGGGCTTATCTGATGTTGATTTAAACGCCATCAGTATTGCTGACTTAGAGGCTCAAAACCCACGGTCAAGTATTAAGCAATATACCCGCGAGAATGTCGTTAACTGGCACTTTGACCGAATTAACGGTGCGATGCAGTTACGGTTCATCATGCTGTTAGAGCGTGGCACAGAGTTTAATCAAGACAGCTTCATGCACCAGAATGTTGAATCATTTTTAGTGCTGGCATTGGATGAAAACGGGGATTATTACCAGCAAAAAATAGTTTATGGCACTGACGGAAAGCAAGAGGGCGAACGCTCTTATGTGACGGTTAACGGCTCACCTCTTAAGTGGCTACCCGTTTCGATTGTGGCTGATGAGGAAATGAGTCACGGCATATTTTCTCGTGGCATGGGGTTTTTGCATCCTATCTGCGATGCAACATTGCACCGCTATCGTGTTTCGGCTGTTTACAAAGAGACTCAGCGCAGCTTAGTTCCAACCAAATTTACCAAAGGTTGGAAGACGATTGATAAAGACATATTCAAAGAAATTAACGGACGTGACTACCAGGTAACAGGTGGCTATGGCGTCAATAATTACCCGAACAGCGTTGAAGTGGGAGTGCTATCAGCCGAAGCCAATATGGATGATTTCCATTGGTATTTCACCGAAAGCGATAAGCGCATAAGAATGCTTGGCGGCACAAGCGACAAAGCAGGCGCAATGACGGCTACCGAAGCTGAGATTGCAGCAGCAGACCAAAACGCACTACTTGAAACCGTTGCAGATAATTCCGAGAACTCCTGGAAGCGGGCTATTAGCTACTGCGCCATGTTTGAGGGTGTATGGCAACCAGAAGCCGTTGAAAGCTCACTAGATCAAATCACACTCGATCTACCACGCGACTTTGCATCACCACGCTTAACGACTGACGAAGTTCGCACGCTTATCGAATTGAAAATGAATGGCGATATAAGCCAACCAGAACTGCACCGCCAACTTGAAAACGGTGGATGGCTGATTTCGGACGTGGACTCAATGATGCAAGAAATGGAAAACCAAGGGCCGTTAATCGGCAATAACGACGGTCTGTGACCGTTTAACTAAGCAGAGGCAGTGCCAATGTCAGAACTAACAAAAGAACAATTTGAACAAGTGCCGGATTTTCTGAAAGCTGATTACGAGCAAGTCGGTGATGTGTGGAAGCACGCTGGAATGCTCAAGGTAAAGCAAACCGCAGACAATCTGGATAGCAAGTTAAAAGAAACCAATCAACGCCTTTCCGAGTTTGAAAAAACCCAAGCGTCAGCGATAGAAAAAGCGCGTGCTGATGCCCTGGAAGAAGCCCGCAGCAAGGGTGATGTAAAAGCCATTGAAGAGCGCTATCAACAGCAAATGGCAGACCTTGAAAAGCGGGTACGTCAAGAAGCTTATGATTCGGCGCGCTCAGAGATTAAAGGCGAACAGGCAGAAAAAGACGCTTCAAGCATTGCCGACAAAATCGGCTTGGCTTTAGGTGTTGATGAAGATGCCGGATATGCAATTGCAGATTTAATCCGCTCACAAATCAAGATTGACCCCGATACAGGGAAAGAAATTTATTACGACACAAAAGGCAGTGCCTTAAGTGTTGACCGCAACGGCTACATTGCTGAACTCAAAAAGCAGGCAAGGCTGAAACGGTTAATAAAAGGCGAACAAACTACTCATGGTAGTGGTAACGCTAATGGTTCACAAAACGGCGGCAGTGCTGTCAATCGTAAATTCAACGAAATGACCGGCGCAGAGCTGTCCGCACTTCGAAAAGAAGATCCGGCAGAGTATCAGCGTTTGAAGTCACAACATTATTCAAACAGCTAAGAGGAAATAACTAATGGCTACTGTACAACTCTCCGACATTATTGATGTCACCGTATTTCGCGACCTGCCTGCGGTAAATGGACCTGAAAAAACGGTCTTTTTCCAAAGTGGCGTGGTTACTCGTAATTCATTACTGGATGAGATCGCATCAGCTCCAGGTAAAACAGCAGAGCTGCCATTCTGGAAAGACTTGGACGGCACTGTTGAGGTTAATTACTCAACTGACGATCCATCTGATGTGGCTACCCCACAAAAAGTGGTTCAAGGTGAACAAATTGCCCGCAAAGCGTTTGTTAACCAAGGCTGGTCAAAGTCAGACCTGGCAAGTGAAATTGCTATGGGTCCAAAAGCAATGGATCACATTCGTTCGCGCACTGACACCTATTTCCAGCGTCAATGGCAGCGCCGTTTGATTGCATCTGCTAACGGTGTACTGGCTGACAACGTAGCAAATGATTCAGGTGATATGGTCGTTAGTGTCGCCGCTGAAGCAACTGGCTCAGTAACAGCAGATACCCGTTTTAACCGTGACGTATTTACAGAAGCGGTTTACACAATGGGTGACGCATCAGCAGCACTTAGCACCATGGCTGTTCACTCTGCCGTTATGGAGCAGATGGTTAAAAACGATGACATCGTTTATATGCCAGACAGTCAGGGTAATTTGACCATCCCAACCTACATGGGCTTGCGTGTTGTTGTTGATGACGGCATGACCGTTACAGCAGGCACAACCAGTGGCTTTAAATACACTAGCGTTATCTTTGGTGCTGGTGCATTTGGTTATGGTGTTGGCTCTCCCGATGTTCCCGTTGAAGTTGAGCGTGAAGCGGCTCAAGGTGAAGGCGGTGGTATTGAAACTTTATGGATCCGTAATACTTGGGTATTGCATCCATTTGGCTTTCAAAACACTGGTACGCCTGCAAGCGTCAGCTTTACTTTGGCTGAATTGGCTGGTGCTGCTCGTTGGGATCGGGTTATTGAACGCAAAAATATCCCAATGGCGTTTTTAATCACTAACTAACCATAGGCGTTAATTGAAAGCCCGCCATGTGCGGGCTTTTCTTTAGAGGTGAAAATCATGGCTTCAAATAAAGAGCTGACAGCTAAAATCAAGTCAATTAAACCTGACGCGGTTACAGATAACTTAAAAAATGCAGAATTAGCGGCATTATTAAAGTCTTTATCGGTGGATGCTGAGAAAAAGGTTACGGGCGTTCAGGCATACATTAATCAAAAAGAGCTTTCGGATAAGCCTTTAGAGAAAAACAAGGATGGGTTAATTCCAGGATATGCAGTTGATGAAAAATCTTATTTGTCATTAAAAAACAAATACCGTGCAGAAAAGAATTTATTAATTCGGGAAGGTAATAAATGAAAGCACAACAGATGAAGTTCGCCCAACCCCAAAGCGCAGCGGTAAAGGCGTATCTAAGTCAACTGGCACGCAAGCGTCGGAAGGCTAACGCATAATGTTCACAGTCGAAGACGGCACAGGCTTAGATAACTCAAATGCACTAATCAGTGCAGAAGAATTTCAAGCGTTTGCATCAGATAGGGGCGAGGATATATCTGCCTTTGATGAAACTGCACAGCAAGCGGCTATTGTCGTGGCTTCGGTGAACTACATCGACACGTTTTATACGTTCAAAGGTGATGCATTAGAGGCCGATCAAGCCATGCAGTTACCTACCAATGAAGTGTCGATTAATAACAAAATCAAGCTGGCCTGTTATGAGGCCGCACTATTACAGTTAAAAAACAGATTATTTGTCAATCCGACTGAGCTAACCAGTGCTGGCCCGGTTTCAAGCAAGTCTGATTCGGTTGGTAGTCTATCGACCAGCAGAACCTATGCTGAGGGCTATGAACGCACAAGCACATACCCTACAGTCATGATTGACAGGTTATTGCAGCCTTACACGCTTGCACAGGGTATGGGAACGGTTAAACGCTGGTGAAATCAGTAAAGGCTCAAATTGATGCCATTGCCAAACGTGCTAATGGTGATTTGGAGAAAGTCGCCGGAGAAGCACTGCAAACGCTAGGTGCAAGAATAGTTGCCAAGTCTCCTGTAAGGGATGGCTTGTTTCGTAACTCATGGCTTTCTAGTTATGGTTCGCCGGATAATACGGTCCCAGATATTCAGAATAAATCCGGTAGCGATTCAACCGGCAAATTAGAAACAGCATTGGCAGGCTTAAAGTTAGGATCAGAGTTTTATTTCGTAAATAACCAGCCTTATGCAGAGCCGCTAGAAAATGGCTGGTCTGAGCAGGCACCGTTAGGCATGGTTAAAACATCCACACCGGACTTTCCTGGCATTGTGGCGAGAGCGGTTAAGCGGTACAGCTAAACAAAACAAATTTACTAGAAACCCCTTAATTGGGGTTTTTTATTATCTGGAGATTGGAAAATGGTTACACGCGCTGATTTCCAAGGTATAGCAGCGGACATTAAAACCACCTTTTCTGATTTCTTCCTGCCGCGTGTATTTACTTTGCCGGGTGCTGTTGATCCAATTACAGAGCAAGAAACCGGCGGCGCTACTGAAACGGTAGATGCAGTTCGTGAAGAATATCAAGCAAGACAAATTGATGGCCAAGCCATCCAGTCACGCGATTTTAAACTGCTCGCCTTGGTAAATAATTTCACAGAGATAAACCCAAAAACAGACGGCCTGAAAGTTAATGTCGATGGTGTTGATTGTCAGGTGGTTCGTGCTGAAAAAGATGCAGCCGATGCGGTTTGGATTATTCAGGTGAGGGGGTTGTAATGGCTTTAGCATTTCCGACTAACGCAAGATTTCCAAAAGAAAGCAACACAAGGCTTTCAATTATGGAGGTGGACGGTGTTTTGATTGTGGTTGATCAGTATGGACACATGATACCTGACCAATTAAACGTTTCCGCTTCAAGTGGTGTGGGCGAGCTAACGCAAGTGACACTTACATTTAATTCGGCAAACCGTAATGGCTAGTGATACTGAGCACAAAGAAATGCTTTGGGGCAGCTTGGTTTATCAGCGCGTTGGTGATATTGAGCTGACCACTCTTTTTGGTATAGCAATTTATAAACGTGTTGGCAGTGTTAGTTCATTATTTGGTCTTATTTATGGCAAATAACCTACAGCAACGCAACATCCTGACAACGCTACTGGTAAACGCCATCACAGCAGCCGGAATCAGCAAGATTAAAGTGCCAAATGGTAGTTTTGAAACCCCTGATAACGAACTTTGGGCGCGCATAACTCTACTCAGTGGTGATCTGTCGTTTTTCACTTACGGCAACGGCAAAGACCGCATGAATGGCATTGCTCAGATTGATTTATTCGCACCGAAAGGTAGCGGCGTTATCACATCGCTGACCAAAGCAGATGCAATCAGCCAAGACATTTCACATCAAGATATAACCGAAAGCGGCTTCCAGTTACGCACGTTTGAGTCAACCGTCAAGCCAAAGCCTGACGAAGACGTGTGGTACGGGATCATGATTGAGTTACGTTTTGATGCTTTCCATATCAGATAAGAGCGCGCCGCTCTACCGATAAAACCGGATGATTTTTGTGTACACAACTAAGAGGATTTACCAATGAGTGTTTTAACAAGCACAGGCACAATCTTATCGGTAGTCGCTGACGAACCAGCAACCATCGATGCAGCAGGCTTCGGCGCTTTAACGTTTGTTGAAGTGGGTGAGGTTACCGATATTCCAGAGTACGGCCCCAATGTTCAGGTCGTTGAGCATAACCCGCTTAAAACCGGCGTTACTCAGAAATTCAAAGGCTTTATTAACTACGGCTCAACAGCATTACAGCTGGCACAGGATGTTGCTGACGCTGGCCAGGTTATTTTGTCTGATGGTGTTACGGGTTCAACCAAGAATGATGAGCATTCCTTCAGTATCGAATATCAAGACGGTTCGATTGATTACTTCACTGGCAAGGTTTTCAGTTATACCACAAACCCTGGTTCAGCTAATTCAATGGTAGGCAGTACGGCCAGTGTTGAAATCAATTCAATCGTGGTTCGGGTTTTACCAACACCATAATCGCATAACCAAAGAAAACGACACAGGCCCGCTTATGCGGGTTTTTTTGTACCTGTTTGTGCGGCTAGATTGGCGCAATCGAAAACGCGGTTTTTTCATCCGGCCCGCGCTGCCGCGCAATTCATTATCTCGGATGTAGGATGAATAATTATGGCTTTAAATTTATCAGTTTTTGACACGGTTTCTCAGGCTAACAGTGGTGCAGTTTTACATTTAACTGTTCCCGGCTCTGGGGTCCCAGCCTATCTTGATGAAGGCGTTAAAAACCCTAAAAAACCACTTACGATCACTTTGCTCGGTCTTGATTCTGACGAATACACCAAATACGTTCAGGTTAAAGCCCGCGCTCGCCGTAAGAGCAATAAAAAGGATGATATTGATATTGAGCAATCCATCCAGGACGCTTGCGAGCTTTACGCAAAATTAACGGTTGGCTGGGAGAATATTCCAGACAAAGAAGGTAATGCCATGCCGTTCACTTTTGAAAATGCTGTGAACCTTTATAAAAGCTTCAAAGATATTCGTGTTCAGGTCGGCAACTTCATTGCTGAGCAGGAAAATTTTATCAAGAGCTGACGGACAAACTAAAACTGTATGCAGCGCAATTGGCATGGCTGCATACAGCGCCGTCAGTGAAAGATAAAGATACAGAGCCACGAATAAAAACGCTGGAAGATGAATCACCATTCAAAGCGTTGCCGGAAATCGAAAACGCTGAAGACCTGGCGCATCACTTTTCCCGTATGGGGCAAATCAATCAAGGCAGCATGGGGATTACTCCATTTACTTGGGGCGATGTCCAAAGCTATTGCCAGCAATCAGGTGTACCGCTTTCGGGCTGGGAGTCCGAGCAAATCATATTGATGTCGCGGGAATATGCCGTGATGTCGCAAAAATCAAAACAGAAAACCTATCCGGCTCCCTATGCGGATGAAAGCAAGATCACGTCTTGGCGTGAAGTGCTGAGTAAAGGCATTAAAGACGTGTTTGGAAAAATTACCTAAAAGGCGGCGAGCATGACTGATTTAGTGAGTATTGGCTTTAAAGCCGACACAAGCGATCTATCCAAAGCTGGCCGTGAATTTGACAATTTAAGCCGTAAAGGTCAAACGGCTGAGCGCACTACAAAACAATCAACCACAGCAATGGTGCGTGACTATTCACGCATAAAGGTTGCAGCTTTGGGTGCGGCAGCAGGTATTGCGGCGGTTGCAGCGGCAGGCGCACTGGTTAGCAAGGCGCGTCGCGACATATCTCAGTTCGGACAGTCTATTGCTGATTTGTCTGCTATTACAGGAGCCGCAGGGCGTGACTTAGCCTTTTACAGTGAACAGGCACAGGAGATAGGGAGAACCACGTCGTTAAGCGCCTCTCAGGCTGTTGAAGCCTTTAAACTGATTGGTTCAGCTAAGCCCGACTTGCTTGGCAGTGCTGACGCTTTAAATCAGGTTACCAGAGAAGCTGTTACCTTGGCTGAGGCAGCTGGGATTGACTTACCTAATGCTGCATCAGCCTTGGGTAGCGCATTAAACCAGTTTCAACTTGACGCTACCAAATCGAATGAAGTCATTAATATTCTGGCCGCATCTGCCAAATTCGGTGCGGCTGAAATACCAGCCGTTACAGAAGCCTTAAGAAATGCTGGTCCAGCAGCCAACGCATTAAGTGTTGATCTCGCTGAAACGGTTGCCGGTATTCAAGGCTTAGCCATAGCAGGGCGTCAAGGCGCTGATGCGGGCACAGGCTTGCGCCAGGTACTGTTACGGCTTGAAAAGACAGCAGACGCCCAATTGCAGCCATCTGTTGTTGGTTTAACCGGCGCATTACTTGAACTTGAAAGAAGAAATCTTTCAAACACTGAATTAATGGAGCTATTCGGTGACGAAGCCTTTACAGCCGGTACAGCACTATTAACCCAGGCTGGTAACGTTGAAAAATTAAACTCACAGTTACGCGGCACTGAAACCGCTACAGAGCAAGCCTCCATAAGAATGGACACGCTTAAAGGCGATGGCCTAGAGCTGGATAGTGCTATTGAAGGCTTAAGTATTACCTTTGGAGAAAAGCTTGAACCTGCATTACGCAGTTCAACTCAATGGCTAACCGAGTTCATTAACAAGATTACTGAGGCGGTTGGCGGACAAACCATTGCGTCACTTGAAGAAGAAATCGCGAGCCTTGAAGAACGGCTTTCTAGTAGTCGTTTCTTTGGACGTTCAGCGGGCGCACAAGAATCTGCATTACAGCAACAATTAGCAACTGCCAGGGCAGAGCTTGCACTTTTAAAAGCAGATGCTGGCGATTTGGATGCTGTTGCTGATGCGCTGGTATCGTCACGCGCCGAATTAGAATCACTTCTTGACGGAAATTCTGGTCGCGGTCAAATGTCACGCGGCAATGCGGCAAGGATCGCAGAATTACGGGCGCAGATTTCAGAATATGAATCTGTATTACGTGGCACTGTTCTAGTCACTGAAAATATTGCACAAGCAGAAACGCAGGCCGCTGAATCAACTGAAAATCACGGGAAGGCTGCACAAAAGCTTTCTGAAAAATATAAAGAACTGCTAACAGATTTAGAAACTCAAACCAAAATGCTCACCATGTCTGAGCGCGAGCAGTTTATCTATAACGAACAAATAAAGCTTGGTGTCAGCGATAACCACCAATACGCGCAATCGATAAGAGAAGTTGCCGCAAGCCTTTATGACCAGACTGAAGCATTAAAAACAAACGGTATCACGTTAAAAACAGCAGCAGACGATCAGTTTATGTCTAGCCTTATAGCTGACATGGAGGCGGTGGAAAAGCTTGAAGGGTCATTAAATCCTTTAATTGCTCAAACGAATGAATGGATCAAGCAAGAGAAGATAATAAACGACTTGCTCAAAAAAGGCTTAATCAGCAAGCAGGACGCTGAAAGGTTAAATGAGCAGCTGGCTGACTCACTTGATGATGTTGGCAGAAAAACCAAAGATACTGCGACAGAATTTGAAACAGCGTGGAAGCGTGGCATTGAGCGCGTGGACGACATGTTCGCCAATCTGTGGACATCTGCTTTTGATGGGTTCAAGGATTTTGGCAGTACCTTAAAACGCAGCTTTACGGGGTTATTAGCTGAATTAGCACATGCAGCCATTACTCGGCCAATTGTCATGCAGTTTCAGCAGGCTTTTTCAGGCGGTGGTGGCGGCACTGGTCAAAGTGGTGCGGCGGCAGGCGGAACAGGTGGTGTTGCAGGGGCAGGAAATACCATCGTTGGCGCTATCCAGCAGGGCTTAATGAAAGGCAACAATGCCGTAGTTGAAGGTATAGCAAAGCTCGGTGTTTCCATCGGCGGTAATTTTGAAGGCATCAGAGGAACGCTTGGTAACTTCCTAATAGAAAACAACGTTGCCATATCAAAAGCACTCCCTTATGCCGGAGCAATACTGCAAGCCGTTCAGGGTGATGTGAAGGGGGCAGCGTTTACGGCGGCAGGAACATACCTTGGCAGCCTCTTCGGTCCAATAGGTGCGGCAATCGGTGGCGCACTTGGCAGTGTAGTTGGCAGTCTGTTTGGCGGAGACGACTTGCCCGACCGGGTAGGTGGTATCGCATCAGCATCTTCAAATAATGGCGTTATATCATCCCGCAATATGACTGGATGGGGTGAATACGATCCAAGCATAACGGGAGGTATTCGTAACGCCACGACAGCGTTTGTCACATCGCTTGATGCGCTGCAGAAAGGCTTTGATATAGAAAAAAATATCTATGCCACTGCGCGCTATTCTGGGCGTGATGGAGGCTCATCTTACTGGGGCTTCTCCGGTGGCGGCGTTAACACTGGAACTATGCGCGATAAAGACGCATTCGGGCAGGAAAATTTAGAGGCGTTTTTAGGCCGCATTGTTGGAACATACCTAGTTCAAGCCATACAAAAAAGTGACATCCCTAGCCAGGTTAAAAGACTGTTTAATGGTATGACAGACAATGCCTCAATCAATAAAATGATTCAGGCGTCAATCAATCTCAATAATGCGCAAGAGCAACTTGCAGAAAGATTCGGGTTAACAGTTAACCAGGCTGCACAGGTTGCGTTAGCTTCCGGCGCGGCAGGCGATCAATTAAGAGAGCTTGTCAACTATATTGCTCAAACTGCTGATGGTAGTAAATCACTAGGGCAGCAGCTTGTGCAAATCCGTGAGGCGATGGAATCCGTTTATGGCGGAGCATTGCCTGCAAGTCTAACGGCTTATGACGAAGCTTTAAAAGCTATAGATACCACTACACAAGCTGGTATCGATTCATTCTATGAACTATTCGCATTACGTGAAGGCTTTGCCGATTACACCGCTGGAATAAATGAGTTAAAAAGCGCGGTTTCTGGTGCTGTCTTTGGTTTGTTAAATCCGACTGAACAATTAAAACAGATGCGCGCCAATACCAGTGCATTGTTTGAAGAATTTGGCCTTGAAGTGCCAAGCAGCGTTCAAGGGTTAATCCAGATAGCGTCTGGAATTGATTTCATGACAGAGGAAGGGTTAAACCTTGCCTCGGTATTCCCATCGCTGGTTGATGCATTTATGCAGACCAGAGAGCAGGCAGACGCACTAGCTGACAGTTTAAGCTCATTAGATTCAAGCCGATTCAGCAATGTTGTTGATTTCCGCAGAGCGGTTGCACTTAATCAAAACGGCATACCGGGCTTTGCTAATGGCGGTTACCACTCAGGCGGCCTGAGAATGGTTGGTGAAAACGGCCCAGAGATTGAAGCAACAGGGCCAAGTCGGATATTTAATCAAGATCAACTTATCGATATGCGCCCAATGGCTCAGGAGATAGCAGCATTGCGCAGTGAAGTTGCAGCGCTGAGATACGGCAATAACGAAATAGCCCGAAACACCAAAACCACCGCAGACGTTTTGGAGCGTGTCACCCGTGACGGAAATTCATTAATAACGGAGTCAGCAGCATGATTGTAATCCCTCCTGTTGCTGTAACCAATGCACGACTAACAGGCTCAAACGTGACAGAGGATGATTATCCAGAGTGGGATATCGCAACCTCATACAGCGCTGATGAATATGTAATCGTTATATCTGGTGACGGCACTTTTTATAACAACATTTATCGCTCTGTTAATGATGGCAATACCGGCAATAAGCCGTGGGAGGACAACGTTGACTCTCCTGTGAACTGGAACTATATCGGCAAGATAAACCGCTGGAAAATGTTCGAGCTTATCCGAAACACGCAAACGATCAACGATTCATTAATTGATGTTCAAATCACCCCCATGACTCGTATCAGTTCGGTTGCGCTATTTAACCTGCAAGCAGAGCAGGTTAGGTGTTGGATGGAGGTTGATAGTGAAATAGTTTACGACAAAACAATAAACCTTCTCGTTAGAACTGTGGTCACCTGGAGTGATTATTTCTTTAAACCATTTGTATTTCAAAAGGCCTGCTTTTTTGAAGATTTACCCCCATTCAGCCAGGCCATTATTCACGTTGAAATAAGCCGTAACTCTGGCGATGTGAAGTGCGGCGGATTGGTTATTGGCAATCGAGTTTATTTGGGATCAACCGAAGCAAGGGCTGAATCTGATGCGTTGAACTTCTCAACCGTCGAGCGCAATGAGTTTGGTGACACTACTTTAGTGCCTCGCCGCACAATACCAAAAACATCACAGCGCGTTTTTACAGATAAAAACCTCATTAATAGACTCATTGATGTACGCAGTGATTTAAACGCCGTGCCTGCCGTATGGAGCGCTCTTGATGATCCGACAGACGGATATTTCAACGCTCTGTTTATCCTTGGCTTTTATCGCAAATTCAGAATATCTGCAGGCCATCCAGAGCACGCACTTATTGACTTAGAGTTAGAGGAAATATAAGCATGGAAATAACAGCCTTACCCACACCACCAAGCACAGCTAGCCCCGATAACTTTGATTCAAGAGCTGACGACTTTTTGGGTGCGCTCCCACAGTTTCAGCAAGAATTAAATACCTATGCTGCCGCATTAAATAGCCTTTCAACTAATAGTGTATCAACAACCTCGCTTGCAATATCTGTAGCTGAAAAAACATTAACGGTTGAAACCGGAAAATCCTATTTCACCGGCATGTCGGTAAAGATTGCCAGCACCACAAATGGCAGTCTCTGGATGATTGGCGATGTACTTTCATACAGTACATCAACGGGTGCTCTGGTAGTTAATGTTCAGGTAGTTCAGGGTAGTGGCACCTTCAGTAGCTGGTCCGTATCGCTGAGTTTTAACGGAATTGTCACCCCGGAGCAAGCGCCAGATTTAGCAACTTTAGAGCAGGTTAATCAGCAGGCTTTTTTGTTGAGGGCCATAGGCGAGCCTTTTGCTTTATGGACTCACTTAACTGGAGTGGACGAGCCATCAAACTCAGGAACTGCAAAATTTATAAAATTAACAGCTGGCGAGGATGGATCTGGCGAATATAACGAAGGATTGCTCACCAGCGAGAGCGTGTCAGGCACTGCTCCTGATGTGGTAGCTACGGCAGTAATAGATTATGTACCAAGCCCAATGAATGGGCAAACGGTCAAGCTACTTAATACGTCTCGTCAATTTATTCGGCCAGGATCATCCGGCACGGAGGAGGACGATCAGTTTGCCTCGCATACCCACCCTATCGGGGGGATTCTTGATTATGTTGGCGCTGGAAATGGTCGTGTAGTTGGTTCTACAGCAACCCTTAATTCTGGCGCAACTGGCGGTGATGAAACAAGGCCACGAAACATCGGTGCAACCTATTACATGAGGATCGCATAATGCCGTATATGAAAAACGACACTATAAGCCAGTCAGTGATTAGTGGTGGCATTGAAATAAGCGATGCACAGTATCAGTCGCTGCTTGCGGCTAAATTGGACGGTAAGCCCGTTACAGTGCGCGAAGGCGCTCCATTCATCTATAGCGGAGAAAAGCGAACAGTTTACCGACTGGTTGATAAAGCTGTCGAATCACAAGAAATATTGACCGAGGATGAGACGCCTTCTGGGTGGCAGGATGAAATTCCTACGCCCGATCCTGAGCCGATAACTCAAGTGAGTCGTGCGCAGGGAACGGCGCAGCTAAAAATATCAGGCTATTGGCCCACTGTGATTGCTCTTGTTGATGCTATTCCAGATCCCACAACAAAAATAATTGCTGAACAGGCTTTATATGCAGCAAATACATGGCAAAAAAACAGCCCGACAATGCAGCTACTTGCTGGTGAAGGCGGATTAAATCTGACTCAACAGCAGTTTGACGATTTATTTATAAACGCAAATCAGATACAGCTGTAACCGCCAACAAACCTCACCAAACAAACCCGCCTAGTGCGGGTTTTTTATTGCCCGGAGTTTTCATGCAGACACAAATAGGAGAAATCACATGGGCGTTTTAACCAGTACCGGGACTGTTTTTTCCGTAGCTGTTGGTGAGCCTTTAGTGCTTGATGGTGCTGGTTTTTTGGCGCTGGACTACACCGAGGTAGCAGAGGTAACCGACATCCCCGAATACGGGCCAAGCGCACAGGTAGTTGAGCACAATCCATTAAAGACGGGTGTAACCCAGAAGTACAAAGGATTTATCAATTATGGGCAAACAGCACTGCAGCTTGGGCGGGACATATTAGATGCCGGACAAGCCATTTTAGCTGCTGCTGTAGATGGTGCCACTAAGAATACAGAACATTCATTCCGGATTGATTATCAGGACGGCACAAGCGATTTCTTTACCGGAAAAGTCTTCAGCTCAACCACAAATCCATCATCTGCCAATTCAATCGTCGGTCGCACCGCAGTTGTAGAAATCAACTCGCCGATAGTGCGCGTCACCGGCAACGAAACGATTGAGGTCATTTGGTTATCAGTCACAGCTAACGGCGGGGAAGAATAATGGCTACAACATCAGAATTGGTATTTGAATATAACAAAGATCCCGGACCATTAACTGCTGATAATTTTGGCGTTCCTTTTGCCGTAAAAGGCACATTGACTGGAACCGGAACAACTCGCGTTTTACCAATATCTAGCGTTAGCCTGCCTGCAGGAAATAACGAAGCAACAATCACCATGACAAGTCCGAGTGGCTACAGCTTCTCGCCGCTTTCACGCACCACAATGGTTTTTGTCGAACCAACAGCCGTAGCCTTCCAATCCCTAACCGCAAACGGCACAAGTGGCTCAGTTTCAACCACGCAATTAACGGCAACGTTTGATATTGACCCAGGCTTGACCACTGGCAACTTTGTGGTAACAGGCGCAAGCAAGGGTGTTGTGTCGAAAGTTGGGGCTGTTTATACCGTCAATATTCACACCATTACGGTTGAAGACGGTCAGAGCGTTACGCTGGATATTATTGGTGTGCCTTCTGGCTTTACGATTACGCCTACTACTAGAACGGTCACAGTATATAAAGCGGCTGCACTAGAAGCGCCTACAGTTATTGCAACTCTTGATTTTCCACAGGCCACAATTGGTGTTCCTTTCAGTTTCAGCATTGCGTATGTGTTTGCAGGCGAGATAGATACGTTTGAGACTGCTACAGGAACGTTGCCCTCATGGGCAACGCTTAACGCATCAACAGGATCAATAACCGGCACACCTGACGCAGAAAGTACTGCTGCTGGATTATCATTTACCGCAACCAATGCAGCCGGAACGTCTTCAGCATCAAATACAGATGATTTAGTTACGGTTGAGAGCGTTGTTGGGCAGGGAACTGTAGAGCCTGATCTAGGTTTAAATTACGTTGGTTATAAACACATTGATATAACCGGTCTTGTTGTCAATGATTTTGAAATTGTTGAAACGCCAGATGCCGTTCCAAAGCAGTTGATATGCAAAATACGTCCTGGTGATATTTCTATATCAGGCGGCAGGACTTTAACTGCTAACGAAATTAATGAGTTTAACGATCTCGATATCAGGTTCATCATTACAGATGCGGAAGATAACCCTGTACCCGATTATTTTGGCTTGCTACATCCTATAACGGATGCGGCATTTGATCTGTTTTCAGATACTAAGGAGGGTAACTATCACGCGATTGTTCCCGCTATTGATAATTATAAAGTTACCTGTTTAGTAAAAGGTCAAAATGGTGAGGGATTTGTCCGGGTAAACAGTCTCAGTAAAACATTTAATGTTACTGAAAACGCTTTCCCGGTTAAGTATGCGGATTCCGTTAATGGAAATTCAGCCTATGATGGCTTAAGCGCCTTTGTTGTATCAGGAACCGCTGCTTATACAAATGCAACTAAACGTGTCACCGGTACAGGTTTATTCGCTGATTACGACCACACTGCTGCATCCGCAAACATTAACCCAGTTTACAACTACAACTATATGTATTTTACAGGGGCGAATGAGGGCGGCTTCCCTGCCGGTCGTTACGAAGTTGCAGCTAAAATAAGTGATGACGAGATTGAGTTGGCCGAAGCATTAGGAGCGGACTACACGGGCGTTACTTTCTCAACTGGACCGAAGGCAGCACCACCTACCGATAATACGTTAACCGGCAACTTCTGGTATGTGACTGGCGAATGGACCCGTGGAGAGCTTCAATCAACCAGAATGTCAACTTATATCGTTGGCTACAAAGGTGGGTTCAGATTAACAAATCCCGGAACAGATCAGATTGTTTTAGCGGCTGGTATTGGTAGCTCAATTAACGCGCCTGCTGACCATAGATTCTTTATGGCAAACGGGGTTGTCGATGGCGAGTTTAAAAACACGGTTGTTGGTAGGTCGTTAAGCTCTACTGGATCGGGTACGTTTAGAGACTGCTATCACAACGTAGAATTTAAAGGAGCCGTCTCTGGTACAACCTTCTCGGCAGTTTGCTCGGCAGATGGATTTATCCGCCATTGGACATTCTTGGGTTGTAAATTTGATGGGCTACTGAATAATCGGAATGACTTTACCAGTGCCGGAAACCCATCTGGAACAACTGTATTTTTGCCTATTGAAACCATTCCTCCCGAAACACCTCAGACAGGGTACATCTGGTACTTAAATGATGCCGGGAGGCTTCAACCGAGGATAGCTTATACATCTTGGGATGTGGATGGTTTTGTATTGGCGTCAGCAACGGTTTCTGATTGCGGTTCTGAAAACTATTGTATATCAAGCGGATCGGTAGAGCACAGTTACAACGTATACCTCTCCATGAAAAACGTGAACTGGAGTGTTGGAATAATCTTTTGTGAGTTTGAAACCGATTCAAAAGACGATGTTAAAGACCATGATGCATACATCAGTGGTGCAATTGATAATGCTCACGTTTGTTATAACACCTTCGGCAAGGGCATAGGATCGTCTTTTGCAGTTAATAGTAACTTGGCAAAGAATATTGAAGGATATACTTCGCACAACGTATCTGTTTGCGACAACTTTATGTCGCAATATAGACGTTTTGGTGTGGACTGCTCTATAACAAACAACACCAATCCGAGAGAATTTATTGACGGACTCCTTGTAAGGGGTAACTATTCTAACGTACTTCATTGCTTGGTTTATTACGGCGCTCCGGGAACTGTTAGGTTTGCCAAAAACGTTACAGAGGATGTGGCGAATTTAGGGAATGATAGCGGTTCATGGGCGGCGTTTGTTGGGGCGAATCCAGAAGACCAAGGCTATAAAGCGGTTATTGATGACAATAGCGTTATCGGGCATAGATTGGCAGATTATAGCCAAGCACAAGTGCAACGTGGACTAGAGATTGTTGACAACGTTAATAATATTGACTTTAACAGTGAGTGCTTAAAACTTAGCTCTGCTACATTTGATGGCGGCGTGATAACGGGTAACAATCTTTATAACCCTTCTCAAGTTAATAATTATGTAGCATTAGTTATTGATGCTGGTGTAACCACTGGCTATACCTTAGAAGCGTTTAACACGCTAGTTGATGGCGTGAATATATCAACTAATGCTGTAACACAATTCCTTTACAATGTGGATGATTACGAAGTGGGTGGAACAGTTCCATTTTTAAGACCTGCTGCTAATAATCCGAACAGTGTCACCAACTCAATATTTGAATCAACCCTTCCGTCTGGAGTAACTGGAAATATCGCGCTCATAGGGGGCAACCTTAACTCTGTTAATTTGGCGTTAATAATTGACGAGATAGGCGCTCAAACTGGAACTGTAACTATTGCTGCACTCATGAAAGGGACCGGAAGTACAACATCAAGAACATACCAACCTAAACCATGCCCCAGAATACAAGAGGATGGCGCTGAACCTGAGTGGGTTGCCGGTGGATTAGTAACAACGTTTGATAATGTTGAAATACAATATGTGGTAGATGATGTATTCACAAGGAGTGGGGTCGCGGGTGGCATCAGTACCACCAACTTTAATGCTAACTGGTATTGGGTGGAAACTACTGTAACAGGTGCAGGAATTATATCAACAAGATATTGGGCTTATGACGGGTCACGGCCAGAAACACCTGTGTACTCCGTGACACTTCCGAGTAATGAGTTAGCAAACGCTTTTGTTGGTTTTGGCATGGATAATACGCCAGGAGTCCATATAGCTGCCGTGGCCGTTGGCATAAATGGATCGCCAGCACCTTGGGATTCATATGGCTTATAGGTATAAAAGATATTAAATTAAACTTCAATCAAGCCGCCTTCGGGCGGCTTTTTTACGCCTGGAGTAAAGCATGAATAGAATGAAGGTTGGCGGATTAACGCTAGGCTCGTCTGTGCTTGTTGCCTTTCTCGCATTATGGGAGGGAGGTGGACAGGATGGGATGACGGTGTATGCCGATAAGTTAGCAGAAGGATTACCAACTGCTTGCTATGGCATAACAAAGCACGTAACCGATGAGCCCGTGATTGTGGGTGAATATTGGCCCAAAGAAAAGTGTGATCGCGTTATGAGTGTAGCGGTGACAAAGGTTCAGCTTAAATTGCTTTCTTGTCTGACGCATCAGCCGCCACAGCCTGTATTCGATGCCATATCAAGCCATGCGTGGAATTTTGGCTATCCAAAAACATGCTCAAGTAATTCTGTTAGTCATATAAATGATGGTGATTACGCGATCGGCTGCAATCTGTTGGCAACGACCTATGGTGGCAAACCAAACTGGTCTTACGTAACAACCGTTAATGGCAAGGTATTTGTTCAAGGATTGTATAACCGAAGACAAGCTGAGCGTGACAATCTTTGTTTGGCTGGACTTTATGAATAAATACCTTTTAATCGCCGTCTTACTTGTGTCTTTTAGTGCGGGGTTTGGAGTGCAGGGTTGGCGTATGGGTGAAAAGCTTGCAAAAGCTAATTTGGAAACGTCAAAAACACTTCAAAAAATATCTGTAACCGCAGCAACCAAACAACGGGAATTGCAAAATGAACTCGACAAAGAGCAGGCCAGGCTTTCAGTTGTTGAAACTGAACAATACGCTATCATGCGCAATGCAGAAGACAAAACTAGGCGGCTTGATGCTGCTGTTAATGCTCTCAATAAGCGCCTGCTCGTCAACGCCAGTTGTCCAGCCCATAGCGATAGACTGCCCAAAACCCGCACCGATTCCAGCATGGGTGAAAGAACCCGTCCCGAGCTTAATCCCTCTGCTCGACCAACTTATAACGCCCTCAGGGATGGAATAGTGAAATTAGAGGCTCAGGTAGCCTACTATCGAGAGGCATGCAGGCGTCCAGATTAAGATAATTTTCGCCTTAACCCCATAAAGCCAAATAATGCTGGAGCGAGCAAAAACAAAGTTGCAGGCAAAGGCACTTCACTAACCTCATAAAACCTTAGCTCAACAAAAGATTCTAGAGATAAAGCTTTTCCACCAATAGCGAAACTGGATGTGAAGGGTGTGTATACTTGGTTAAATAAATAATAGCTAAACAATCCGGAGCCAGTGCCGGGGAGTGCCAGAGACTTGCCATCGTAATATAAACTTGCATCAGTTATATTAAAGGTTGTCCACTCAATAACAATATTAACTGGTCGCTCAATTAAAATATTTGCGCCGTTTGTCATTTGCCGATCTACTAAATCCGTTCCAACTGAAAAATAATTTTCATTGTTGATTGGATTGTCCAAATCAACCGCATCAGGGAAGACGGCTGGATCTTTGTAGCCAATTACACATTCTGATGAGCAGCCATCATAGTGTCCACCAAAAGGGCTGGCTGCACCGCCAGTAAGTATTGTAAATAGCGCAGAATTAGCAGAGGCGGAAAAAAATAAAACAGAAAAAAACAGGATAGCTTTCACGGGACTCCCTCCATAGAAGTGTGAACGAGATCACAAAATATGATCTCTAGCTATCCATTGTCAAAATATTTAATCTTCCTCTACATCCTGCACGTCTTTCTTCATGATCCAAAACCAAGAAGCCCCAACCAAACCAAAAACTGCGGCTATTCCTAAAACAGCTAAAATCAAATCAAATGTATCCATCGTTTTCACCTTTAATAAATTAATTTAATTGGCGAAAGCGAAAAGCTGATTGAGTCCGAAACCAACACATAACCCATTGTTTTTATTATGCCGAAAATGCCATTTTTGACAGTAGCTAAAAACAGTGTAAAATGCCGCCCCTAGTAGGTTTGCGCGAGTTACCGTACCACCTTGACATGGTGGGGGTCGTTGGTTCGAATCCAATCGTGCCTACCAGATATATACATCAAGCACCTCTTGCAG